TTTTTCAGCTTTAACTTTTTTCTCATCTAATCCAAATGGTTCTCCTAATATACTATGGATAACTCTTCTAAATGTTTTTTGAAATTCTATTTGTAGTTCTTTCATTACCTTATCTTGTAAGGCTGGGTTGTTTTTTAGGATTTCCATTTTACCGTTTTCACCACCATGACCCATAGAACTAATATTTACAAATGCCTTAGGAGAGCTAATGCCTTCTTTATCGTCTATAAGTTGAATTTCTATTGAAGGGATATCATCAAATGGATTATCATCTTTTAAAGAAAGAAAACTTACTTCTTCTTTAACTACTTTTTCAGTAGTACCTATAATTTCATCATAATCATCCATTTGTAAGATACCTCTTTCTTTACCTAATGAAATTGCTTTTTCAGTAACATCATGTAAATCCATATCCTCAGCAGCATCTTCTCTTGAATATTCTAACATACGAATAAACAAAGGAACATCCATTGTGATGGTATCTACTTTATCTTCTTTTTTAGCTTCACTTATTGATGATTCTATAATTTCAACACTTACAATATCTTTTAACTTGATATCGTCTCCATTAAAAACTAAATCACCATACATTGTACCAACACCACCTTTAATTCCTTTTTCAGTTTTAGTATTAATCAATAATTTAATATTCATTCTGTTAAAATAATCTAACATAGCATTATTTAGATATTTAGCATCTACTACTTCACCTGGGCCTGGAAAGTTTTCATTTAATGAAGGAGTAGACATTTTAGCAAAATCATCTGATACGGCAAATACTTGTACTATACCATTTTTTAAATCATTTACATCACTATCTTCAATGTTATATTTTGATAATAATATTTGTCTAATTTTTTCACCATCTTTCATTGCTTTTTCAGCACCTGTTTCTCTATCTTGACCCGACATAGTTTTAGATCCACCAATAGATAAAACGCCTGAACCTTCTGGGTAAGCTATATCAACATATAAAATAGATGGGGAGTTTTTATCCTTACGAATTACGGGTTTAAAATATTCTGTGTTACCTTCGTAAGCTGCAGTCATTGCTCTATCTTTTAAAAAGAATTCTTTAATTTTTTCTAAGTCTTTCATTATTTTTTCTTATTTAAATATCCGGTTAATAGAGAACCAATGGCACCCACCTTCTGACGTATAAATATCCATTCTTCTTTGGATAATCTATGTTCTTTGTCATTAAATGAAATACCCATTACACCAATAAAATGATCATCTAAATCATCTATGGCTAACATATAAAAAGATTTAGTATTATAATCTTTAGCAAACATACTTAAATCATATGTTTCGTCAGTATCATAATTAACAATACCTAATTCGCCGTCTTTATATAATTTAGACAATGCTTTTGGAAATAATGATACGGGGATTTGTTGGAATATATGCTGAATTGCAGACGTTGTTGGAGTTAATTTTTCGTAAAATATAGAAAATTTCTGGATTGATTTACCTGTTGGGTAAAAATGTCCACCATTGTGGAATTGTCCAATCCATATTCTACTACAATCTAATTCATCCATCATCATATCTAATTGATTATCGACTAATTCGTTTAAATCAATTGCTTCTTTAACAGGTGATATTTTTGGTTTATTTGCTAATTTTAATTGTACCCAAGTCATTACTAATGGTCCAATTACGGCTGTTATAAGAGCCACAATAATAGTTGTTATCATTGATAGTGTTGTCATTATTTCTTTTGTTTCTGGAGGTATTCCAAGGCCTCCTGCTTGTATTTTAACAACTGTTCTTTACCACTACCATCCCATTTTTCAATATCACCTGCTTCTGTTATAAATTCGTCTTTAGTATTGATTAATTCTTCAAACCAAATTTCAAAATCTTTAGTAACACCATCTAAATGTTGATTGATTATATCTTTTTCAAATTCTTGTAATTTACCTTCTTTTTTAAGTTTATGTTCAAAATCTACTTGGCAGTTAAAACAATGCCCATACATTATAAACCATTTTTTATCTAAATGTGGTTTAGTTGATTTAGAACAAGTAGGACAAAATAATGGTAAAACAATACCTTCTTTTGCCTTATCCAATTTTGTGATGTTTTGTTTAACACCATTTTTGATAGTCCATTGTCGACCACTTTCTTCCCAAATATCACCCTCATCATGAAATTCTTTTGCTTTACTATAACCAGTTCCCATAGAAGTACGGTCACCGTATTTACCTTGAACAAGGTTACGAAGACGTTGTACGTCATTTTGTTTAAACTCTTTTTTTAAAACCGAATCGTTGCTCATTATTTTAATATATTTTTAATTTCAGCTTTAATTATTTCCTTTAAAGCAGATTTAGTAATTTTTGATTCACTTGTAGCTGTCATTGGTTTTTCAGTTTTAATAACTGCTTTTACTTTAAATTTATTACCAACATCTTTTACTTTTTTAGCTACCGTATCAGCGCCCTCACCGTTAATATCAACGACGATTGTGTCTGCTTTAGCACCTTGCTTAATAGACGTTTTCAAACCAGCATAATTGCGTTTGAATACATCTGTAGAAAATAAACGTTTTACGTCTTCTTCTGTTTCTTTAATCCTGTCTCCTGTAAGTACTACTCTTCTAAATGCCATATTCGCTTAATTTATCTAATGTTGTTGCTGTTGATGTATGTAAAATTCCAATACCTCCAGCTGCATTCCAGTCAGAAATATTAGAAGCTCTATCGTCTATAAGTATTGAATCCTTTTTAGCATAATTCTTTTTTGTTTCAGCGTATGCTAAAATCAATGGAGTACCTGGGATATTTTTCTTAACCCAAATACGTTTACCCCAACGTGATTGTGGATCTCTAGAAGGCGCTGAAAGTAATGTGGGTTTATATTGTTTAATATGATCCCATAATTCTTTACCATCAGGCATCCATTGTAAGTTTGCCCAATAGTCTTTTTCTTGCATTTTTTTATTTTCAAGACCACTTCTAAAAGCATCCCAAAATTCGTTTTTACCTTGAACATCAACGTGGTGTGTTTCTTTACCTGTTAATGCTTGATAACCTTTATCAAAGTCAACTAAAACACCATCCATATCACAATAAATTTTATATTGTGATTGAGGACCTTCAGTAGCTTCCTCTTTAATTTGTTTATATAGATCTGTTAATTTATACATTTTTTATACTATCTTCCCAATTACGTAACATAATACCCCCTATTTCAATTGCTTCTCTTTCAATTTTATCTAAATGACCATCTTCACTAGTATTGGTAGTATTAATATTACCTAATCTACCTTCTAAATTTTGTTCGTGGTGGACCATTTCATGAGCAAACGAACGCAATATATCTTTTGGGTGTCTATCCATAGTATACAGAGTAATAGATTTTTCTGTAGGATTGTAGTAAGCTGTTTTGCCCAAAAGATTGGATGCGTTGTCTTTATCATCCGATATAACCTTTATTTTAGGCAATGGTTTAATATTCATTCCATTGTCAATCATATATTTAGATAAAGATACGAAAGATTCCTCGGGTTTCCAAGTTTCTTTTAAAGTTTCGTCAATAAATTGTCGTGCTAGTTCATTTAAACCAAACGGGTCATTTTCTTTAACGGGTGCAAATCCTGAACCATATGGTAAAGCTGTACCTGCTTGTGGGTCAGAAGCTTCTTTCATTTTATTTAAACGTTCTGTCTTCTTTTTAGACATTTCTTTACGTTTTTCAATATAATCTAAAGCACGTTTTAATCTTGCTTTTACTTCAGGATCTTTTGCTTTACCGTAAGCTGCTCTTACTCGTTGATGAATTAAATTAATTACTTGAGATTGACGAGCATGCGGTTTAGCTTTAAAAGACGTTTTATTTAAAGTATCAACAATATCTTCTTTAGTTTTAAATTTAATACTAACTGTGTCTTTAGGATCTTCATCTGTGTATAATCTACGACCTGAACCTTCTGGTTTTTTACCTGTTCCTTTTTTAGGATCAGATTTCTTTTTTCTACCTTCTTCTAAATCAGGATTATTATCATGTCCACATTTATGGCAAATATATAAGTCATCACCACCATCTGCTATAGGCCATTCCCAACCACAGTTATCACAAATAACTTCTGTAGCTGTTACTATTTCTTTAATATTAGATGCTTTATGTTTTTCAATGTATTTATCTATACTTTCTTTGCTATATCCTAAAATTTCACCTATTCTTCTAGATTCTTCTTCAGTAGCTTTAATTGATAGATAACCATTATATTTTTCAGCTATATCTTTTAATTCTTTAGCTTCTAATTCTTTATCTGCTTTATATATAATAGTAGGTTTTTGATCACCTTTAACAGAAAGTATTTTTAAATTATTATCCGAAACTAATGTTTTTATTTGTTCAATTTCGTCTTTAGGTATATTTTTTAAAGCAATATATCCAACATCACGTTTACCATCTACTATAGTTTGAACAGAACCAACAAATGTAGTTGCTTCTAGAGGATCAATATCTTCATTCATCATTGATGATGGGGTAATTAAATGTTCGGCTTTAAATAATTTAATTAAAGCACCTACAATAAATCCACCTGGTAAAGTAGCAATAGCAGTTAAACCTACTAATTTTAGAATATCTTTTAATTGTTCACCAATTTGTTTTTTCTGCTCATCTGTTAAAGTAATTTCACCTTTAGCTGATTTAATAATTAATCCTACAGCTGCTCTTGTTTCTTGACCTTCTTGTTTAACAGCAAGAATAAATTTTTTTAATTTAGATTTAGTATCATCTATAATACCCTCTTGAGTTATTTCTTTTCCCTCTAATAAATCATTAAGTTTATTTATAACATTTTGAGGAGTATCCATTAAAATACCAATACCACCAGCTTGTTTAAATGCTTTAATATTTTCTGGTTTATCATCTATTAAAATAGTATTAGGAGTAGCATAAATTGCTTTTTCTTTTCCAGATTTAGTCCAAATGGTTTTTATTGATCCTATATTTTTATTTAACCATTCTATTTTACCATTAATAGGATCATCAAAAAATCTTTTACCTGTTAGTTCTTTATTTGCTTTAGATAATTCAGGAACAGCAGAAAGTATTTCTACATTACTAAAATTATTTTTAGCAAAATCAAACATTTGTTTAGAACCAGGTAACCATTTAGCACTAGTCCAAAATTCAATATTATCAACAGTATCTGTAGATTTAATAGGACGTTTTTCTCCTGTTTCAGGATCAGTAATAATCATATTACCTAAACGATTAGAATAATCAGTCAAAGTATCATCTATATCAAAATAAATAATATAATCCTGATTTTTTATTTCTAAAAGATCTTCTAATAATATTCTAGTAAAAGAATTCATTATTGTTTAAGCCTTTGTATTTTTTCTTTAGCTAATTTTTTCTTTTCGTCAATGCCTTTTTTAGCTTCTCTAAAGTCATTCATAGCCTCTTCCATTTCCTTAAGTTGTACTTCGTATTCTTTAATAGCGTCTGAAGCTTTATTTTTAGCACTCATTTTATCTTTATAGATACCTAATAATTTTTTAGGTTCTAATCCTAATGAAGTAAAATCTAATACGCTTGTTTCAACTACTAAATCTTCAACTTTATCGTTTTTAGATGTTGGTTTTTTAGCAACGAAGAATTTACCAATTTCATCAACAGTTGTTGTTTCAGCTTCCTCAATAGGAGCTGCTTTTTTAGCTGCTTTTTCTTCTTTTTCTACTTCGTTTAATAAGTCTAATAATTTCATGATTGTATAAATTTATTTATTTTAGTTTGTGCTTCTTCTTTTGAGACTGAAGAATTAATAATATTTTTTGTTTGATCTGAATTAAGGAAAGTTGTCATTTCAGCATTTAACTTATCTGCTGCTTCTTTAGATTTAGCTTTTTCCTTATCTGTTTTAGGTTTAGCGTCTTTTGGAATAAATGGATAAACATATTTTTGTAATATAGCTTCAATATCCTTTAAAGTTTCATCTTTGCCTGTATTAGATACAGATACAAAATTATCTCCAAATAATTGTTGATATGTTTCAAAATTTTTAGCTACATTTAACCAAGTACCTAATAATGCACCTGGATATAAACTTCTATCTTCTCCACCTGATTTTTCAAATCGTTTTTCGTTACGATCTAAAGACGTTTCTAGGTCAGTATAAACATATAACATCATCACATCATATCCTGCTTCCTCTAACTGTTGTTTTAATTCAATAGTATTTTTAAATGATGCTGAAGTGCCATCTAAAACAAATGAGTCTTTATTAGCAACTGCTGTTGGAATAAGTTCTGTTTTAAGATTTTTAGTAGCTGCGGCCATTGCCTTAGCAAATTTACTTCTATCTTCAGCACTTGCTGCTTTTTGATTTAAAGTAAACCCATCGGATTTAGATAACGCGGCAATAGTGTCGTCTAAATTAAAAATTTTTAAACCACCTAAATTTAATCCCCGTAATATAGATCCTTTACCAGCACCCGGAGCTCCAGCAAGAATAAGAGCTTTAGGGTTACCTTTAATCTCATTTAATAACCTTAATAAACTCACCATTTTTGTTTTCGTTATAAATATTATAACTCTCTTTTAACTTGAGTTTTAAATTCAGTAAATACAGGAGCATCGTTTGGATTTTCTAAATCAAATAAACGGCGAACAGTACGGAAAATATCAAGATTTTCTTCGTGTGTGCGAGTAGGTAATACCATCTCCCAACCTTTACCTTGCATTTTTTCCTTATTAGTTTTACGTTTAGTTGATTTTAACCATAAAATACCATAATTGTCGACCTCTTTACCAAAGCATTCTTTATAACACTGACCATAAACTGCTGTTTGTAGTTGATATGTTGGTTGAACGTGATTAGATGTTTTAAAGTCGATTAACCATAGTTTACCATCAATTTCACATAACATATCACATGTACCTGCTACTTTTAGTTCGTCTGAAAATAAATGTACTTCGGCTTCGATTAATTTAGGATTATAAACTTCCCAAAAATCAACAAAACGTAGAAACATTTGCCATACATCAGGACTGTATTGAGGGCTACCAAATTGGTTAAGGAAGTTCATTTCTTTACCTTCCAAATATTGCTCAATCATTTCGTGTACTTGTGTACCTTCTTCACCTGCTTTTTTAACAATATATTCAGCTGAATAACCTACTTTTTTTAACCAGTCTTCAAAGAATTTACCCTTTGGGTAATATCTTAAAACATAAGTAACAGACGGATAATAATGATCATTACGTCTGTAAAAACGAGAATCGGGTAACGTGATTTGTTTATGGTCATCCGAAATCTCTAAAATTCGATTGTAAGAGTGTTTTATAGTACTCATAAAAATAGTTTTTTCTCAAGCAAGCCCGAGAATGTTAAGGGGTATGTTTCTTGGATTAGATTAGTGAAGTTGGCGAACCCCATTTCGCTTGGATCCTTATCCTTCATGTCTACAAGATATACTTCTTTACCTTCCTTCATTAGCTGTTCGCAGAAATTCAACGCCTGTTTTTGGGCATCACGGTCAAGAGCAATGTATATTTTTTCAACTGAAGACATCACGATCTTCTTCATTAAATTTGATTGTATATTTTTACCTAAAAGTGGCACAACATTTCGTTTAATAGCAATAGCATCAAATGGACCCTCACATAATATTAAAGGTAAATCCCAATTAATAAACATTTCAAATGGAATAATATCTCTTGATGTTTGAGGATTTCTATATTTTACTGATGGTTGTTTTTCGAATGAGCGGCCTGTAAAGTAATTTAAATTACCTTTAGCATCATATGAAGGTATAATAACCATATTAGCATAACGTCCTTTTTCACAATAACCAATACCATATTTCATAATATCCTCTTCAGTAATACCTCTGGATTTGATATAAGCCATAGCTTGTCTTCCAGTAATGTCTGATTGGTGGATATTGTTTAATAGTTTAAATTCTTTGGGTAGTTCTAGTTTAGTTTCAACTACAACATTTTTTTCATTACCTACATATTTTACAATGACTTTTAATTCAGCCATTTTTTCAGGTGATGCTTCTACTGCTTTAAATAATTGATATAGTTTTTTACCCTTTTTATCACAAACCCAACAGTGCCATGGGTTTTCACCTTTATCATTTTCAGTGAAATTAATCTCTAGTTTAGGTTTAGGGTGGTTACATAGCGGACAGTGGTAAGCATAGTTACCTCTTGCCGTTGATTTACCAGAACCTAGCACCGAATTAGTCAGTGCAACTAGAGATTGATTAAGCATAACCGTAATATAATAAAAAAAGCTTGGTTTCCCAAGCTTAACTTAATATATTTTTTATTTTTAAGAGTTATACATTAACCAATATATATTTTTACCGTTAATATTTACTTTACCTAATCTATCTTCCTCACCTTCATTTTTAATTGGTGAAGTTGAAAATAAAATTTCAACCCCTTTAGATATATTTTTTTCAGTAAAACCCACAGCATTATCTTCAATCATCCCTATTGTTCTTTTTTGAGGTCGATTATCCTTGTTTAATTGAAAAATAACTGTTTTATTTAAAAATCTATCTGGGTTGTTAGTAACATCTTTAATTGAATACGTTTTTCCATTTAATGTGATCATTGCATTTGGAGATGATACCATTTCATAATCAGTAAATAAAGGAGTAGCTATTACATTACCTTTATTATTTGAATAAATATTTTTTAGTTTTTTAATATTTTCATCTTTAATAAGATCTAATATTGTATTTTCGTTATCTTTAACAAACGATAATAAATCCTCATTTTTTTCATTTAAAACACCTGCTAATTCTTGCATGCGTTTAAATTCGTTTAATGATTGTTTCATTTTAAATATTATAACTAATATACATTAATTCTTTTCCAGCTACTTCTATAGGTCTTGGTGCATCACCATTTTCACCTTCAAAATCATCATCTACATCCTCAGAATATCTAAACGCTACTCCACCTCTCATTTCATCACCCTCATCATCATCAAATATTGCTGTTGCTCCAACATCCTCTAAATCATCTATCATAATATCTTCTAAACGAATAGCTCCTACTTCATCAGCGGCTTTAGCTTGATTTTGTTTAATAAAAGATAATAAATCCTCATTTTTTTCGTTGATTTGAGATTCATTTATATCCCAAGATTTACCAACTAATAGTGTATTTAATTGGTCTATATCTTTTCTACCATCTCTTATTACTTTATATCTTTCTAATAAATCCTCATCATCCGATTTAACAGTTTTACCATTAGATAATGTTATAATATATCCTGCTCCTATAGCACCAAATGCCATACCTGTATCTCTACCTTTTTCTATTTTTTCAATAGTAATAGATTCAGCTTCAGTGAACTGTGATTCAGTAATTATACCCGCTAGTTGTTGCATTCTGCGGAATTGTTCGTTTAATGGTTGTTTCATTTTTATAATGTCTTTATAATCATAAATATACAAAAAAATAATTAAGATTCAAAATCTTTCCTAAAAAACTTACCTAATATATTATCGTTAAAATACTCAACTGAATGCTCTAATACACCATATGTAAATAGATACTTACATTCGTAATATGTTAATAGTTTTTTATTGTTTACTATTTGTAGGATTTCGCGAGTAAACTCATCGTGTTTACCATCTTTTAAAATTTCAAGAATCGGTTTGGCTGAACCATAATAGGTCTTCCAATCCGATTCTTTTTGTACTACTTGAGTTGTTGGTTTACGGCCTCGGCCGGTTTGCTCTGCTAATTCTTTCTTCGTTAATTTGCGTTTAACGTTGTGATATAGCGATTTCTTCCCAATATACGATACTCCGCTCGGTTTGTGCGTAGTAATGTATATAAAACCAAAAGCGTCTTGAGGAAAATCCTCAAGTTTTTCAATAACTTGTTTGTTGTATAACCACATTGTGTTTTATATTATTATTTTAATTATGGTGCTGTTGCTGTATTTATTGTTGTACTTATTGAGTATATTATACCTTGTACTTCTGTATTAAACCAAATTGTAGCAGGAGTGTCTGTGCCTCCATTTAAACGTACAACGAAATTACCATTATTGTCTGTTACCGCGTGATTAATTGAACCTGAATTTGATATAGGTACAACATTAGTACCTGCAAGTACTGTATATGTAGTTACTGTACCATTAGTAACTGCTGGTGGTGGTACGGCTGCTGATCCAGTTTGTGCTGTACTAGTCCACCAATGTATTAATTGTTGTGGTCGTGGTAAAGATGTACCATCTACATCTTTAAATGAAGCTGTAATTGCTCTTGTTCCTGCTGTTGCTCCATTTACTGTTAAACTACAACTCACAAATCCCATTCCTAAATTATTAACAATATTTCCTGTTACTGTTAATGAACCTGTGATTATAGTATTACCGTTTACATCTAATGTAGCATTTGGGGTTGTTGTTTTATTAATTGCTACTCTACTACCTGTAGCATATAATTGAACATTACCTAAACCATCAGATAATACTACTGTAGAAGTTAAAGCTGTTGTTCCAGCATATTTACCTATAATTGTATTATTATTTCCTGTTGTTATAGATTCTCCTGAACCAGATCCTATAAGAGTATTACCACCACCTGTAGTTAACAAATCACCTGCTAAAGATCCTACCGCTGTATTATAAGCTCCGGATGATATTGAATATAATGCTTGATATCCTATAGCAGTATTTGAAGCCCCAGTATTATTAGCAATTGTAACACTACCTCTTAAAGCATCAGATCCTACAGCTGTATTAAAACTAGATGTCATATTATACATCGATTCATGTCCTATAGAAGTATTATAATCTTTATCTCGTGAAATAAATAAAGCTCTATGTCCTACTGAAGTATTATAATCACCAGCTAGATTATAAGCTAAAGTTTCATATCCTAAAGCAGTATTATAAATACCTAATGTATTATAACGTAATGTAAGAGCTCCTAAAGCTGTATTTCTATTACCATCTGTATTATCCCTTAGGGCCCAATATCCTATAGCAGTATTAAAATCTGCCGATGGGGTACTATTACTTAAAATGTAAGTACCTACACCAGTGCTTCCTGGACCTGCGCCACCTGTACCTATATCTATAGCGTTTACAGTTAATGTAGCTCCATTAAATGTTAAATTATATTCTCCATTAAATGGAGTATTTGAATCACCTGTTGCAGTTACAACATAGTTATTTACATTATTAGTAATTGCTGTTGCTGCTGATGCACCTGAAGTACCTGAAGAACCTGAAGAACCTCTAGTACCTGAAGTTCCTGATGTACCTGTAGCACCTGTATTTCCTGAAGTACCATTAGTTCCAGCTTCACCCATTGGACCAAATCCAACATTAGTAAATCCTTCATTACTTGTAAGGTAAGTTGAATTAAATGCTAATGGGTTACCTATTGCTCTAGCTATTGTTCTTAATAAAGTAGAATTTTGATAATATCTAACGTTATAACCATCATATGTTATATAAAAAATATCACTTAAAGTATATGCAGTTGCAGCTAATACTGATGTTCCTAATTCATAAATTCTAAAATTACCACCATTATTAAATCTAAATGAATAATTTAAATCATCTGGATCAGCGGATAATGCATTTTCAGTTAAACCAAAAGCTACATCTATATTATCTGCTGTAGTTTTTGCTGTCACATAAACTCCTCTTGAATATGATTGAGTTGAACCTGCATAAGCATCATAGCTACTACCACCTCCACCTGTGTTTATAAATGTTGAAGAATCAACACCATAAGAAGTATCTGAAAATACAGGAGTAAATACTGGTATACCCATAAAACCTGAAGTACCTGATTCGCCTGATGTTCCTGATGAACCTGGGGTTCCTGGATCTCCTGCTGCACCTGAAGTACCACTTGAACCTGGGGTTCCTGTAGCACCTGATGTTCCATTTGAGCCATTAGCGCCTGAGGTTCCTGAAGTTCCGTTTGAGCCGTTTGCACCTGAAGTGCCTGAAGTTCCGTTTTCGCCTGAAGTGCCTGATGTTCCATTTGAGCCATTAGCGCCTGATGTGCCTGAGGTTCCGTTTGAGCCATTAGCACCTGAAGTGCCTGATGTTCCATTTGAGCCATTTGCACCTGAAGTGCCTGATGTTCCGTTTGAGCCATTAGCGCCTGAAGTGCCTGAGGTTCCGTTTGAGCCATTAGCGCCTGATGTGCCTGAAGTTCCGTTTTCGCCTGAAGTGCCTGATGTTCCGTTTGAGCCATTAGCGCCTGATGTGCCTGAAGTTCCGTTTTCGCCTGAAGTGCCTGATGTTCCGTTTGAGCCATTAGCGCCTGATGTGCCTGAAGTTCCGTTAATTCCTGAAGTACCATTAGAACCATCTGAACCTGTAGCGCCTGAAGTTCCATTTGAACCATTAGCGCCTGAAGTACCTGATGTACCATTTGAACCATTAGCACCTGAAGTACCGTTTGAACCATTTATACCTGAAGTACCTGAGGTACCATTTTCGCCTGAAGTTCCTGATGAACCTGGGGTTCCTGGATCTCCTGAAATACCTGAAGTTCCTGATGAACCTGGAGTTCCTGTAGCACCTGAAGTACCGTTTGAGCCATTTGCACCTGATGTGCCTGAGGTTCCGTTTTCGCCTGAGGTACCTGAAGAACCTGTAGCACCTGAAGTACCGCTTGAACCTGGGGTTCCTGGAGAACCTGAAGCGCCTGAAGTTCCTGAAGAACCATCAATACCTGTAGCTCCTGATGTACCTGAAGTTCCTGTAATACCTGATGTTCCATTTGATCCATTAGCACCTGAAGTACCGTTTGAACCCTCTGCACCATTAGCACCTGAGGTACCGCTTGAACCTGGGGTTCCTGGAGAACCTGGAGCACCGGAAGTACCTGAAGAACCATTAGCTCCTGAAGTACCGCTTGAACCTGTAGCACCCGAAGTACCTGAGGTTCCTGTATCACCTGTAGCGCCTGAAGTTCCTGAAGTTATACCAGGAGCTGAAGTACCTGAAGTACCGCTTGAACCTGTAGCACCTGTAGCACCTGAAGTACCTGAGGTAATACCAGGAGCTGAAGTTCCTGAAGTACCATTTTCTCCTGAAGTTCCATTTGAACCGTTAGCACCTGAAGTACCTGAAATACCAGAAGTACCACTTGTACTACTACCACCGCCTCCACCTGTAATTTCTACGAAAATATTATTTGGATTTGATCCTGATTGATATACATTAACTCCTGAACCAGTATAGTTAACACCAACTAACTGTGATGTTACTGTTGAACCGGTATAATATACGTGAGTTTGAAGAAAATTATCTGTAATACTTAATGTATCTGTATTATATGCTCCAGGAACTGTTCCTGCTTGAAATGCGTAAGAACCTGCTAAATCATCTTGTAATGAAGTAAAATTATGTTCTGGGGAAGATGAACCAAATGGATTTGTAATAGCATTTGTAGGTACAAATCCACTTTCTGCTTGTGTTCCTTCTGCATCCCAAGCACCATAAAAACTAATTTTACTTAAAGAATCATCCGCATATAAAATTTTAGTTACTTTATATAAAATATATATACCATTTAATGGATTTCCAGTATTAGGATCAGTAGCGTTAGCTGTTACTACCCAATATGAACCACTGCCCCCTAATTGATCGGAACTTGTTACATCTGAAACAAAAACATTACCATTTACATTATAAAAAGAAGCACTTTCAATTAAATAAGTACCTGGGGCTGTTTGTAAATCAATAGTTGCTGAAGTTACAGTTGCTGTAGCATTTCCGTTTAATGTAATAGTATTTGAACTTGTATTAAAAGATACTATAGATGTATTTGAAGGAATATTAGCATTACTAGCTGTTAACGAAGATGTTAAATAACTAAAGTTACTGACCCCAGTAATTATGTTGGATCCATTAGTTAAATTACCAGTTATCGAATTAGGAAAATCGTTAAAGAATGGTATGGTTAATGCTCCGTTTTTATAATATGCCATAATAGAAAAAATATATTTTGTTATAAATATTAAAAAAAAAAGCCCTAAATTATAGGGCTCTTAATTAATATAAAAATTTTTACGAAAAATTAACTCTTATTAATTGAGATGGAGTACTAGTCATACCAGTTAGAGTAAATATATTAAAATTAGAAACTGTTTCTATTGACATAGCTGCTGTTGTAATACCACCCGAATTTGATTGTACCCTAAAAATTGGAAAATATTGATTTCCAAAAGCATTATCTGTACCAGCACCATTAGTAAGAGATTGAGGCATTGTTATAGCAACAGGACCATTACTAGCTCTAGTTCCTGTTTGAATTAATAATCCTAATATTTGAACATCTGCACCTGAAGGACAAGCTATAGTTACATTTGCTGCTCCAGAAGTAAAGGCTGTTGTTCTAATAGCAGCACTGTAAGCGGCTTCTGTTCCTGAAGTACCACCTGAGTCAGCTGTAGTAACAGTAAAACTAACACCAGCACTAACTGATGTTACTGTTGTATAAAAATTATCAGCATTAGCATTTCTAATTACTACACAATCACCTACGGAAAATGTAGCTGTAGTAGTTGCAATAGTTAAACTAGTAGTTGAACGTGCCCAAGATAAACCAGTATAAACTGTTGCTGAAGTTACAGCAAACATGTTTGGACCATCAGTTGTACCAAAAGCACCACTACCTGTAACAAAATATCTTGAAACGTTATTATATGAAATTGAAGATCCACCACCTCCAGCACTAGTTCCTGATGTACCAGCAGTACCAGTAGCACCTGATGTGCCACTTGAACCTACAGCTCCTGAAGAACCTGAAGAACCATTAGCACCTGAAGTACCGCTTGAACCTGGGGTTCCTGGAGTACCTGAAGAACCTGAAGAACCATTAGCTCCTGAAGTTCCTGATGTACCTGTAGCACCGGAAGTACCTGAGGTAATACCTGGAGCTGAAGTACCAGAAGTACCGCTTGAACCTGTAGCACCTGTAGCACCTGAAGTACCTGAGGTACCTGTAGCGCCTGAAGAACCTGAGGTACCATTTGCACCTGAGGTACCTGATGTGCCTGTAGCTCCTGAAGTACCTGATGTACCTGTAGCTCCTGAAGTACCTGATGTACCTGTAGCACCACTACCTCCTGAGGTTGAAAATCTTAATTGTCCTGTTGTATCATTTATAACAACGGTTTTATAGCTAGCTCCTGTACCTTCTAACATTCCATTAATATTTAATGAACCTGTAACAGTTAATGAGCCACTAATGGTAATGTCATAAGCGGCTGTTCCTGTTAAGGCATCTATACTTTGAGATACATCTGCTGCTTGAACTATATTGCCGTTTACTATGTTTGTTTTTGATAATGTAAGTGCCATTTTATCTATCTATGTTTATAAGTATTGTAGTATCTGTTGTAGGTGAAGTTGGTAATGGTTGTGATAATTTTCCTATTGCTAATAAATTTTGATTTTCATCATATAATCCCACTGTTGTTACATAAGGAGCAAAATATGATGATGTTATAAAATCATAAACAGCTCCATCGGTTGAACCTGATAATGCTGAAGGATTTAAACTAAAATTAAATTCATTTTCACTAATAGTACATTTATATTGCGATTCATAAATATTAAGAGAAGATGAAAATGAACAAGTTACATTTGGAGATGAAATAAAATCTTCTATAGTAAGACTTGATCCAGAACCATATATGAGTGAACCATAATTACCATATCCATACCCAACTGTACTACCACTACCATATACAAGTGAACCATAAAGACCATACCCATATCCATATCCATCTTCACCTAAAATACCTTCAGTAATAATTGCTAAACCATGAGGATAAAATATTTGTCCACAAATAAATCCTGTATTTGAATTTATTAAATTTCCTTCACCATCATCATTAATTAAAATACCATCCGAATTCCATATAAATGAATTTGGTACAATATAATTACCATATAAACGTGAAGGAATCGATAAAACCCCAATTTGGGAACCTGATCCTGTAGGGAATATTTTTTCAAACGTTAATGTAGTTTGATTATAATTAAAATATCTTCCATCCGATTGAGCTGGTCCAATAAATCTATCTCCTTCTGGAGTAGTACCGGGTATTAAACTAGCTGTAACAGCAGGGTCATTGTAACTTGAACTCAAATGGTTTGAATAATATAATTCTTGAATAGAACTATATATCAAACGTTGATATTCAATAGAAGTTTGACCTGTTGTAGGATCAGTATCAGGATTAAATAATGAACCTGATAAATTTGTTCCTAAAAATCTATTAATACTAACATCAGATGCATCAAGTTCAACCCCCTTATAAGAAAATGCCTTATTTACCTCGAAGGGGACGACTGTGATGTCTGCTGCTAAAAATTGTTTGAAAGCACCCATTCATTTTAGAAATCTAACTTAACTCTAATAAGAGCTTCTTTTGTAAAATCTTTTGGCAATGGTCTTGAAAGTTTAGCTACTGCTAATAATTCGTTGTTATCGTTATATAAACCTACAGTTGTAATGTAAGTTTGTGGGTTATTAATAAATGAAGAATATAATACTTCACCTGTTGAACCCGAAATGAATGATGGATTTTCTGAATAATTAAATTCTGAACTTCTAGGTCTTACAAATATAAAATCTGAAGTAATTGATTCTTGAGCATTTAGAAAAAAATCACCAACTGTTCCAAGTTTAGCCATTGATTGACTAATAGCTTGATATAAAGAAATATTAGCACTTGTTATAGGTGTTATAGATCCTGTTGATACTACAACTTGAGGACCCCAAGCAAATGAACCACTATATCCTAAACCAATACCTCCACTAATAGGAAAATCAGCTAAAGCCATTGGGTTTAATAAAATAGTTCCAATATCTGGTAATAACCAACCATATGATCCTGAATTTTTAGAATATCCTTCAGATGTATTAGATCCTAAATTTGAAGATATAACACCTGTTGAACCTGTGATTAATTGAAATACTCTACCTGCTTCACAAAATTGAACAGCAGATACATAGTTACTATTATCTGTTAAAGTAATTGAACCTGAACTACCTGAAAGTGTTAATGATAAAGAACCTAAAAATAATGAATCTTTATATCTTGCTCTTTCCATAGGTAAAGCAAAAAATTCAGATGAAGATACAGTACCAAATACAAATTTAGCGTTTTCATCACCTAATACTAAGTCTTGCCATTGGCCCCAAATTGTTCCAGTTGGAGATTTACCATTAACAGCTTGATTATAATTTAAACTACCACTACCTACTTCATTACCATAAGCAATTGCAAACTGAATTGATGCTGTAGTTGTAGAATTATAAGCATTAATATAATAGTTACCTGCTGAACTTGCTACTTGTACAGAAGAAGTAAATATCGAGGTTAACGATGGTGAATTATTTGAAAATAATGTAGATGAAATAGCATCCGTGCTAACTACAAAATCACTTGGGTCTAATCTGTTAAATGACATATTCTATTTTTTTATGAAGATACTCTTGTTACTGTTACTGGAATTGTTAAACGAGCGCCTGAATCTCTACCTACTACTGTTAAAGTAGCCTGTAAGATATTATTTGATCCAAATAACGTATTTACTGTTGTTGCTCTTAAATTAATTGTAGTACCTACAACTGTTCTAGATACTGAAGTACCTAATGTAGTTGTTTGATTAGTTACATTTAATGCTGTTACTGATGGAGTATTAACACCTACACCTTCGAATGTTGAGAATAATCTAACATCAGAGATTGTAGCTGTATAACCAGCAGCTTCAAAAGTATTTCCACCAAAGTAATTTAATGTTTGAGGTGTAATTGCTAATGCAGCACCTTGTTTGATTATAATCGAAGTATAACCTAAATCCAAGATTGGCATTCTAGCTGTACCACGAGGTAAAGTTGTAAGTTTATACTTCATTACCTGTGTTGATTGAGGAAACGCCTCTAATAAAGGCATGTTATCAATCGCTTGTCCATAATAAGCAGAACCTGAAGGGTGGTTTGGATTATACAAAGTATAATCGATTTCGTCATCTGCTAAAGCAAACTGAGTGATTCTAAATAGACCATCGTTTTGAGCTAGCAATTGACGGCCTGTATCAGTTAAAATTGCGTCTACTGTTACTACGCTGTTATTTAAATATCCCATTTTTTTGTGTATTTTATTATAAATATGTTAAATTAAGTTTCTTGATGTAAGATCAGTAATAATACTATCAATATTATCCTTAAATAAATTAGTTGATTTTTGAGTAAATATAAATCCTGAACCTACTGATGGATTACTTCCACTAAGACCAATATTTAATACAATTCTGTTTAAATTTTGATATTGTCTTACAATTACGAATTTATTTAAAATTTGTGAATTAGTAAAAAATACAGGATTATCTAAATATACATAAAAATCAGTATTTGTAAATGATGTACTTATTATTCTACTTCCATATAAAGAAGAAGAAACATAAAATATATCACCAACTTCAGGATTTATAGTAGAAACAGGTGCATCAAATCCATCTCGGGCCATACTAGAAACAATATCTCCAGGGTATTGATAAATTCCTGGGTTTATAGAATTAGATATAAATTGGTTTCCTATTGTAGCTATTGAAGAAGTTAATACAGTAGCTCCATATATAGAAGATGTTGCCCAATATGGACCATATACTTCAGGTGTTGATATACCATATTCATCAAATTTCATTGATCCTGTTGAATCTAAAGTAAATTCCCAAATATTAAAACCTGAACTTGAGGCTGTCATTATTGGAGAATTAAGATATTCAAAAGGAATATATACTGTATTTTCTCCTTGAACTGCTGCTAATGTTGTTTGAGTTACTGAAGATGAATTTTGAACTGTAATGGTTACAATTTCATCTTTACCAAATGAAGCTAATCCATTCCAATAATATGAACTAGATATTTTTGGTTGAAGGAAATTTCCTTCATCATCTATCATTGTTTCTAATTTAAAAATAGTAGAATTAGCAGGATAAAAATTATCGGGGTTAATTGCTCCTTTATAATAAAAAGCAAATTTACCATATTGTTCAATAGCTGGAAGTTGATTTTCTGTTCCTATATTAATATCAGGGGATGTATTTTTACACCCATCATATCTTGGATTAGCAATACGAGCTGTTGTATAATTAGAAGCAGGTGTTGTTGATGGTGTTGCACTACCTGTTCCTCTAGAAGCACTAATAATATTAACGGCATTTACGGCTGTAATAGCATTTGAAGAAAAATCAACATCAAAAAATTCATCATTAAATCTTGTTGCCTCTGCATTATTAACTAATGTATCATAATTTGAATTAATAAATATAGTATTATCAATTGGGGATAATACTACTAATCTATCAAGGTATGTTGCTGCTGTATATGTTAAATTATCAGCAATTAAAGTATATAAAAAATAATTTGATTGTTCTTGAATACTAATTACTGTATGGGTTTCATAAGTTCCTGTTGGGCTTAAAATATCAATTCTAAAGTCTTGTAAATCTTCAAGAGTAGAAGTTGTATCTAAACCATTTAAGGAAGTTTTACTAATTTTGGCATATTTCATTCCAAATCCAGGAGACCCAAAATTTTGATAATAATAACATTGCATTTCTCCTGAAGGTACTGGATCGGCAAACCATGCATTTTCGCTTATAAATACATTATCATAAAGTTTAATATCATATCTATATTCTTGAGTAGGGAATTTTAAAAATGGATTACCACCATTTAAATCTCCATCAGTAACTAATATTTCTGAACCTTGTAATTCACCATTAAAATCAAATTCATTAGGGATTAATACTTGATTTAATCCATAAACAGTTTCTACGGTTTGGTAATATGAGGGTTCTTGATATATGTTTAAATTACTTATAACAACAGGATCAGGGATTGATACACTACTTTTATATAATAAAACATATCCACTTGTTATATTAAATGTTTCGTTTATTGTATAATTAGTAGTAGTTGTTGTATTATTTTCATATAATAATATTCCTGAATTTATATCCTGACCATTATATATTTTAAAAGTTGTGTTAGTACCACTAGAAAATATATTAGCTTGTATATTAATAGCTCCAGTTTCACCAATATTAATTAAAGATGAAGTCGCTGAAGGATTAGTTAAACTAATTGAGGATGCAGAATATATTAAAGTTTCTGTATCTACAATTGATCCACCTGAGCTACCAGTAATAGTATACATTTGAATTGATGAACCTGTAACTAATAGATCTTCAACTTCGTAGGGAATATTTGTTGCTTCAAATCCACTTCCAGTTACATAAGCATCTAATAAAACTGATCCAATTGATGAATTACAATAAAATTCTATTTTACCTCCTGCTGTTATATTATTATAAGTAAAATTAAATGAAACTTCATCTCCAGTACGTAAACTATTTACACCATCAAGAGCAAGTAATACTATAGGAGGTCCTGCAAGTGCATCTGGTGTATAATACCAAATGTAACAATCACTTCCATCAGTTCCACTAACATTATTAAAACTACCTGTAAAAGTAGTACCAAAATTATATGTGTGGGGTGCAAATACAGTATATGAACCAGTTGGAGATATTTCTGCGTTAGTTAAATTAAATAAAATATCTGTTACATATGAACCACTTTCAACCCATGCAATTGATGAGGTAATATTAGGTTGTGGAACAGGATATTTATTTCTTTCTAAAGTTGTTTGTTTAATTACAATACCTGAAGCTAAATCTGTTCTTGCTGGTGTCCAGTCAGCAATCATTTTAAATAAAGAGTTATCAAAATATTTGATAAGTCTTATATAATCCCAAATATTATAATTGCCTGTATATTTTTCAAAATAGTAATCTCTAATATCATCTAAAGCAGGATATGATTCTTCTTTAGTTGGTACTAATCTTGGATCACCAATATATTCACCAATGTTAAAATAACCTAATTGACCAGCGATATCATTATTAATTTGATTTTGAGGTGAAAAGGCTACTTCAACATAATCAATGTTTGGTGTATAAGATCCACTTACAGCAACACTTTGTTGTATTGAAATAAATGGAGATAATACTTGATTTGTTGGTAAGTTAGTTTCATTACTTCCACTATAAGGTAAAATTTCACCTTGTTGTCTAATTTTATTAGATACTCGGTTTTTAATACCTGCTGGGAATTGATTTAAATAAAATATTTCGGTATTTGGAATATATGTTCCTCCTGAGCTTGTGTAAAAATTACTATTAGAAGCAAATGAAGATGTAGTTATCCAAGAACCTGTTACTTTAGGATGAATTGATATTGATGATGTATATAATTCACCTCCTAAAGACGCTCTAAATGCTAAATCAGTTGGTGCTGTATTAACACCATTAGCATCTATTGAGTAAGGATTCATTACATAATCATTGAAAGAACTTGAATCTAAAGCATTAACATAATATCTAATTTCTTGAAATGAACCTGTAAAGTATTTTCCAGCTAGGGATGATGAAATACCAAAATAAGATTTAACGGCATTATTCCAAGGATCTTCTGTAAATGGATCAACTGATGATGAAGCTTGAAAACCAATTGTATTTCCATCTTCACCTTTATAATTTTTATCCTTAGCATATAAAGTATAGACTGAACCTACTTTATTTATTAAAACAGACCACCATTCTCCATTATAAAAAGGTAAGTAAACACTTGCGGATGTTTGAGGAGAAGTATAATCAGGTATAAAATCTAATTTAGCATATTGGTTATAAGGATTAACTACAGATCCACTATATGATCCTGTTGTATAACCTGAACCAGTATATTTTAAAACTAATTTAACAAAAGTATCAGTTTCCCATAAACTTTGAGAAGCAATACTTGCTGTGTTTTGTGGTAAACCATCTGTTCTAAATCTAAATTCTACTGCTTGAGGAACATCATTATCTGCGTTCCAAGAAGTATTTAAAGAAAATGATGAACTAATGTATGATGAACCACTTGTATAATAAGCAAAATTATATTGATCAAACCAAAGGTCATAATCATTTTCTATAATTTTATCTTGACCACCAAATTCGTTTACTTGTAAAATAGTATCGGGGATACCATAAAGAGTAACTAATGCTCTTAAACCTTCTACTGTACCTTTTTTCTTAAGTAAGTAAGGTAAATTCGCATATATGCGTTTATATATCTCAGCGTTTATGTCTTCGGTCGGTATTAATGACCCTGTAGCTGATGCGGTAACATACGTGTTTATATACTCATATCCCGAAGGAGTTGGCAATGAGCCAGTCGTGTAAGGTAAATTATATAAACTGCCTGAAGGTGTTAAACCTAATAAAGCTGAGTATAAATCGTTTGTTGAAAAGTTATTTTGATAGATTTTAATACCCATATCTCTTAAGATATCGGCTACTAAATCTTTTGATACACCATAATTTAAACGGTTATCATTATTGTATTTATTTGTAACATCTTGAGTATATAAAAATATATTATCAAAATGTTGACCAATCATTTCTATAAACAACTCATATTGAGCGTTTGATGGATCTTCTAAAAGATAAGAAGGAATAGTATTTATTAAAGCATTGTTATTTTCAATGTCATATTCTTCTGCTACTAAAGATTGAGATATAAACCAATTTGATCCAGATGTAGATGTTGTTGTATAATTAGTATAAGGAGGTGTTTGACCTGTTTTTGGCCAACAAGCTGAACCTGAATCAAAGTATAAGAAATACTCATAATTATCAAATCCAGTAATAATTTCATTTATTTTAGATTGCCAAACAACATTACTTGATGAAACGTAGTAGTTTGCTGAGGTGGTACTTGAATAACTTGCACTGTAATTATATTGTTCAATTAAAGATAGTTTATAATAAAAATTTTCTAATCTAGTTTGAGCAGATGAAAAATGAATAAAATTATCATAATTAGAATAATCTATATTAATTTCAATTCCTGTTTTAGCTAATAAACTATTTAATTGGTATCTTAAACTTCCAGAACCTTGGGTTGAATCTGTAACTGAAAGTTGATTTGAATTATTATAATCTGTTGAATTATTAATTTGGTTTTTAATATTAAGATTAGTATTTGGACCTTTTAAATAGATGTTATTATCAGCTACATCAAAAGTTTGAACAATATTAATATTATAAGCAACAGGAGTTGCTACTTGAGTTACTACCCATAATTGAGAATTTATTGTAAATTGCTCTGGAAGTGGTTCGTATAGTTTAACTAATACTGTAGGATTAGTAATACTAGAAGTATCTAATAAGATATTATTAGCAATTGCTAATTCATTATCACCAAAATTTAAATAAAAATCATAATAACTTCCTGTTGAAGTAGTAATATTATTTGATAATTCAATTGAAGAAGATATTACTAAAAAATCAGGTATTAAAGTTGTATCTAATCTAACCTCAGTTCTATCTGGGCTGATTTGAGATATAAAATAAGTATTATTAGGATTAGATGCTAATTTATTACTTACAAAATTATATAAAGTATTATATTGACCTTCAGTAAATCCTTGAGTTGTTAAATCAATTTCAGGATAGATAGTTAAAACATTATCTAATAATCTATAACCATTATAACCAAAAACATTACTTGTTAATATATTTCCATTTAAATCATAAATAAAATATTCAATATGATCTGTAGTAGGGTCAAATGAGTTTTCAGTTTCTATAGAAGTAATAAGAGAAGTATCACTCACTGAATATTCTTGAAACTCAAATGTATTTGGGTTTAACGGGGTTATGTTAATTATTTCGGCCATTATATACTTCCTGTTGATATTGTTGGAATTGTGATAACTTGTTGTTGTAAATCTAAATTTTCTTGTCTTAATTGAGTAATTTCTTCAATTAATGCTTGAATTGTTTCGTCATTATTAAAATCACCAGCATATTCCTGACTAGTTTTAATAAGGTACTCATGAGAATTTATATCTCCAAACTTAGGTATTTCAAAGAATAAAGTTTGGTAATTTGTAAAAAATTCTGCTACTGATATTGTAGGTGCTACTACAGAAGCTGTAGCAGCAGGTTGAACTAATTGGGTAAAAGAAGTATCAATAACCCTTTCGTATTGGGTTTTACTATATACTTGTTTTGTTAAATTTATACTTTCGCCCGACATTATCCGTTTATAACTTTAAAGTAATATTGATTATCAAATACTATTGTTGAACCATTAAGGTTTGTTTGAATTAAAATTGCATAATATCTTTCAGGTTCTAAACCATTCATATATACATCAAAATAACTTGATGTAGCATCTGCGCTAATCTGAGTGTATTGTGAATCAAAATCTATTACGTATTCATTAGTATCTAAATCTTTAATAGCATATAAAGATGAACCTGAAGGTAAATAATAATTATTTAAATAAACTGATGATGTTTCCCATATTTGAATTGGATATTCAGGTCTAGCATTAATTCTAAATCTATTAATACTTTCAGGATAAAATGTTCCTGGGTTTTGTGCTAATGTTAATGTAGCAGGTGTAGTATTTAAAACTGTTTGTGTTGAAGATCCTGTATTAAAAGAAAAATCAAACCAACTAATTTGTAAAGCTGGTGGGTAAATTGTATGTGTATCTCTTGAGAAATATTTTAATTCTGGTTGGATATCTTTATTGTCAATAAATTCATCTTTTTGTTTTAAAATAAATCCTTCATTATAAAAAGCACCTGTAGCCCAAGCTTTTATAGTATTTGTAACATTTAAATTAAGATCTTTAGTACCATAAAATGTAAATTCTACAGATTGAGTAACACTTGATGTATAATAAGGAACAGGAGAACCTGTGTACCAAGTACCACCACCAGCAAATGAATATGAAACATTATAGGAAGCTGTTACATTTGATCCTAAACTAGCAATAACTGTAGGCCATTTAATTGATCCTGAATATGTTCTCCAAATCCAACTAACACCATTTGTTATTGAAGGTACATCTAAATATCTTCCTGTACCCATATTCCAAGAACCTGAAACAGGGTAACATTCAAGAGTAGTAGTTGCATTCATTCCTGTAGAAGTAGCAATATAGCATTGTAAATTAGCCTTCCAAGATCCACTATCATATACATTTTGAGGCATTAAATCAAATGCAGTATTAAGATCGTTATTATCAAATCTAATTAAAAATCTACTTGTTTGTGGATTTGGGTCTGAATATGCAAAGACTGTTTCAGTTGCCTCAATTATTTCATCCATTCCCGTATTCATGTTAGGGAACAATGAATACATTGTTGCATCTTTTTCAGGAAATATTTTATATACTGCCATTTTATATTATTATAAATTTACTACTCTACCTTGAATATCTTGATTTGGATATTTTACTTCAAATATTGAAGGATCAAGAGATGGATAAATTACATTACCAATTGTTGCTGCATTTATATCATAAGCATATGGTGAATATCCTAAATTTGTTCCTACTAAATTTGAAATTGTTATATTTTTTATTGTTTGTACACCTTTTATTCTGTCTAAAAGAATATAAAGTTCTCTTAAAACAATAGGTTGATTGATTTGCCATTTATCAATAGCAAAATAATCTTTTAATGCTGCAATACAATCAAATAATACTTGGTTACTGTTAAATTCAGGGAGTACTATAATATCAAAATTTACTCCAATATTAATAATAAATCCATCTTTAATATTAACAGCATCATTAACCATTCTATATTGAGATAAGTATGTAGTTAAATTTTGTTTTAAAGCGGGTGATGCTATGTTTAATTGATTACTTGCGTTATATGACAACACATACAAATCTAATACGGAGTTAGATTCGCCTGCAGACATTGATTGTGCCTTTGTAGGTTCAATATATGCTTTAGCAATAACTCCATATTTAGCAGGCATTGATAATGACCTTACTAAATAATCATCTTGTGTTACATTACGTAATTGTGTTGCAAAATTTGCTGATGTATTTTGTCTAATTTCTTCTATTGAATCTCCATCTCCTCCACCATCTGCTGCAATTGGATTTGTAACAGCTAATGAAGCAAATATTTCATTTGCAGTTACTGGGTTTAAATTTGAATTTAAAAATTGAATTTCTGCTACTAAGTTTGTTAAATCATTTGATGGTACGTTTGCTTCAACTCCACCTCCAGTTAAATATCTAACTGTTAAGTTTGTTTGTGAAGGAGCAATACCATAAGTTTTTGTAAATATAAAATTTGAAGGAGCATAAGCTGTTGTTAACTTATATTTTTCAAATGGTAAACCTAAACCTACGTTATCGGAATTAGGAATAATTTCTTCGTCTGTATCTGTTGCTGTTCCAGCACCAAATTGTATTTGTAATGAACCTGAATTTAAGAAACGTGTAATAAATCTTCTTTGAACTTGTTTAAGTTTTAAAAGATATGGTGTATCACCCTGGTATTGTGATAAATTAGGATCATTTGGATTTGTATTTTTTATAGAATCATAAACGGCATCTTGTGCTAAATAATCTACTTCATACCATTCATTAGTATCAGTGTCAAAAACATCTAATATACCAATAATTTTTTCAGCATTAATTTCTACTGTTGAAAACTGTTGAGGAGTACCAAATGAAAATGTAGTTGTATTAATATTTGATGATATTGAATTTCTTGTTTTTTTTAATAAGAATGAAGTTGGATTACCTCCTGATGTAGCAAAAATTGATACTTCTGTTGGATCGCCTGAACTTGAAACTGAAAAATCAATTGGGTCTTCTATTAAAAAGGAAATATTAGGGTTAGTAACAGATTTTACTTGAGCATTTTGATTAATAAAAAGTGTATAATCAAAATCAGGAACATATGTTGAACCAGACAATTTAGCTGGTACTTGTTGATAAAAAGTAATAGGGGCTGAAGCAACTTGAGTTACATTTGGTTTGTAACCAAACATATAAGCTAATTCATATAAGTTATTTGTTTGACGAGCATATTGTACATATGTTTCTTGAATTTGATTATCAAGATAAAATGATAAAACATCACCTACATAAGCAGCCATCTCCATAAACATCATACCTGGTGATGCTGGAGTAAAATCGTTGTAGGTTGTAGGGAAATAAGTTTTAGCATAGTCTATTAAACTAGCTCTTAACTCGCTAAAGTCCCTATTAATGTATTGTATATTTTTTCGTTGAGTTGCCATTATGTAAATGCTATTTCTACAGTATCACTTAAACCTGTATCTTTTATATTATATTTTAATACTATGTTAATTTGATTAATATCTGGGAATGAATCTATGTTTAAACTTCCTATAATAACACTAGGAAAATATAATCCTATTTGATATTGAATATCTTCTTTTAATGAATCAAGATTACCTGTATCAATTTGTTGGAAAATAAATGCTCGTAAATTACCACCAAATATTGGATTTAAATATATTTCATTTTTATTTGTTAAGAAAAAATTAATTAAATTATTTTTAATGGCTTCTTTTGTAGTATAAGTTATTTTAAATACTCCAGGAGCATTAAAAGGAATAGCCACACCAACACCAGTACCTGGTCTTGTATCTATAGGGTATATCTTTTTTGCTCCGAATGCCATTATTTATTGTTCATTAAACCCATAATCATATCTAATCCTACTTCTCCAGCAGGTAATGTTCCGTTAACATTATCTACAGGTCCTGTAGGGTTAAATTGACCAGCATATGCTGTTACTGCTGGTTTATTATTTTGCATATCTTCTAGTAAATCTCCAAACATAGCGCGTCTTTCAGAAGCGTTTAATTGTTTAGGTTTTTCAATGTGTGGTTGTGCGTAAGTATCTCTTATTGATTCGTTTACAACCGTTTTAGGAGCACGTACTGCTTCCAATAGGATATCTTTTAATTCCTCTTGAATAGCTTCTTTTACGGCTTCCTTAATAATTTTTTTAAAGTCTGATGGTTTCATTGTTTATAAATATTAAAATTAGTAAGCTTTTAAATTATCTCTGTCAATTATTAGTTTTAGTTCATTAATTAAAGTTTGATCATCAGTTGTAAATGATAATTCGGTTTGAATTAACACAATTCCTGATTGATTTTTACCAACTGCACGTCTACGATTTACAGTAGGTGTATAAGGTACTATTTCAATATCAAAAATAAATCCTTGATATGTTGTTTCATTTTGAGTATTATCTGCTTGTAATTGAGCATCTGCTATATCTTGGATTTCTTTAGATATAGGAACAAGTATATTTGGATCAGTTTGAACTATAGGATCACATTTCTCTAAAAATGCATCTATTGATTTTAATAATGCTACTGCTGCTAATATAAAACCACCTACAATAGAAGCAACTAAAGCAGCTCCACCTATAATTGAGGTTAATTTTTGTAATCTTGAATTACCTGTAGTTGGATCTATAAGAGCTGCTGTTTTAGCATTAGTTAAAGTAGCTAAAAGAGCCGGTAAAGCTGCTGCTAATGGAGGAAAAGCTACGGCTGCAATTTTTGCAGCTATTTTTGCAGCATCAATTCCTTTAATAAAAACTTGTAATATATTTAAAAATGTAGAAACACCAGTTAATGATATTGTAATAACATTTAATACTCTACCTACTTTATTTAATTGACCAACTATTAAATCTCTTTGTTGTCTAATTTTAGCTAATGTAGCGGCATCTGGGCAAGTATCAGCATCTAAAAACTTTTTTATATAAGTATCTATTAATTTTTTTAATGCTGGATTGATTATTTTTTTAACTTGATTACCTATTACTAATAATAATAAAGGTAATTTAGCAATACCCATTGCTTTTAAAGAAGTAGGGGTAGCATTTTCAATTTGATTAGCATCTATATTATTAGCATCTTGTTGATCTAACAATAATTGATCATCAGCTGCTTTTTGCAATCTTTCTTGTTCTTGTTCTTCTGGGGTGATAGCAGCCATTATACAGTATAATTAGATTTTGATTTTAATTTTTCAAGATTACCCTGAATTACTTTTAATTGAGCTGATAATTGATCTGCAGCCGCATTTAAGGGAACAATATATGTTCCTGGAGCTGTTCCAACTACTGTAGAACAAACTTGACAAAATGCACTTAAATTATTAATTAAATTATTTAAAGTAGAAATTGTTTTATTACCTAATAATAAAGGTTCTGTTGCATTTTTAGAACCTAAATATACTTTTCCTGATTGTAATGTAACTGTTGGGGCATCAATATTAACACTTTCTTGTGCATTTAAATTAATAGATTTTTTAGAACTTAATAAAATATGATCTAAAGTTGAATTAAAAACTAAACGTCCTGAATTTATAATAATTTGTTTTCCAGCATATTGATCAGGTGTTTGAGGTGGATTATTTTTATAACTTAAATAATTTGTACTTGATGCATTTAAAGGTATTTTTTGAGTACTTGTTTGATAAATAGATGAATCATCATTATTTATATCTTCTACTGTTGGTACCCAACCTTCTTCTGTTTGAACACCTTGTCCATTTCGAAGAATCATAATAGGATCACCATTTGTACCAACTGAAGACCAATTATTAGGTGTATTTTGAACGGTAGAACCAATTCTAATACTATTACCCCATCTACCTTCTTCAAGTATATCACCTTCAAAAGGTAATAATGGATGGATATTAGAACGTTCAATAAACGTTTTACCTAAAAATATTTCAGTTGATTGATCTGTTACTCTTCGAACATTACCACCAGTTGTTTCAATATAATCTTTTTGTTGGGTTGGAGGTAAAGCATTAGGAGATGTTGGATAAGCATTATGATGAGGATGATTCCAAAGTGAAACTATATTAATATAATAATCAGTTACATTTGAAGAAATAGTATCAATATTAGTATTTGGAAATGCAATTATATAAACAATCTCATTAATTAATGGTAAACTTTTAAAATTGCCGACTAATGGTCTTGCTGTAGGTAATGATGGAGATGGTAATGGGTTAATAACATCTTCATATTCAATAATACCTAAACCATTCCACTCACCTAATTCTTTAAATCTTGGATGGGTTTCATCTAAAACAATACTTAATACCCTAACTGCTCTAACTTCATGTAAACCTCTTTTAACAGAGTCAATTACACTACCTATATTAGCGCTAGTACGTTGAAAAAAAGATGTAAGTCCATATTCACTCATTACTTATCTCCTTTTAATTCATTCATTGCGGCTAATAATTGATCTTTTTCTTCATCAGAAATAGTAAGAGAACCATCAGATGATACAGTTGCCATAGCTCGTTGAGCTAAAGCTGCCATTTTAATTAAGATATCATCGTTTTTAACGCTAATTTCCATATATTCTTTAATTAAAGGAACTACTAAAGTAGCATCCCCAATATCAGAAATTAATGGTTTTAATTCAGAAATTAAAGCATTAACCTGTTGGTCTTTTTTCTTTTGGTTATTGTAAATTTCCTCCAAAACATCGGAGAATTTTTTCTTACCAAAAATAACATTATCAAATTGTGACATAATATACGATATTAGTTTGTTATAAATATTAAAACTAAAAATTTGTATATCCGTGCTCTAAATAGAAGAAATAGTGTTGTTTAAAAATATCGTATAACTGATTAGCTATTTTAGTAATCTTAGGGGTTTTAACATCTACAATTTCACGGATATAAATGTAAAGAGCTTTTTTATTAAATATATCTAAATTTTCTCTTTTGCGAAATAATTCTAAAATTGCATCTGCTATTTGAGCATCATATTCTTTAGGGAATATTTTTGTTAAATTTTGACTACAGTGTTCTGTATATATGTCTATAAATTTAGATAAACGTTCATTTGGAGATGAATCATCAATTGTATATGAATGATTTTCATCTTCTTCTAAAGATTCAATTGGGGCAGTATCAATACGTTTTTTATAATTTTTTTGGTTTGATAAAATTAAATAACGTTTTGCAATAGTTCCAAAATATGAATATGCTTTAGCTCCACGTTCTGGATTGAATAAATGGATTTTGGATAATAAAAATGTTATTACCTCATGTTGTAAATCTTCAATATTATCAACTTCGGTATAATAGAACTTAAATGTATGAATTATATTTTCTGTTAATTTAAAAAAGGCATAATGTATTCTATCATTATAAATTCTACTCCTTAATTCAAAATCAGGAGTATTATTATATAGTACAATAGCATCCTCAGTTGCTTGAGTAAAGTATTGTACCCCCTTCTTTTTCTTCTTAACTACAACTTCTTCCATTACTTAATATTCTTAATAATGAAGGCGTTTAATATTGTTTGAATACTTTGAATTTGGGTGAAAAAGAATCCTACTTCATCATCGGATTTGAAACTGCCTTTAGCATCTACTTCCATCATCTTTTTTTCTGATTCCTCAATGACATCGGAAATCTTATTAAGATAGGACATATAACCTGTTAGGATATCCTCCTGTTTTTCGTTTTTACGGAGGAGGTTAAAGGTCGTAAATCCAAAAGTTACGACCAGAATTGAAAGGATAATAATTGTTAGTATCATAAATTGTCTAATAAGTTTTTTAATCCTTCACTTTTCACACTACCTAATGCTTTTTGTTTAGCAGCAGCGGGTGTTGGATATTTTTTATTTGACTCTAATGTATATTTTTTCTTTTGCTCATCCAAGTTTGAATTGAATTTAGGTAACCACTCGTATTCAAATTCGATTCTTGCGGCCATTAAATCTGCCTGGTGTACAATAAGTGGGAGTGATGTACGAGGTTTTTGCTCGGGCATAAATCCCATTAAATATTTTTTATTACCTTCATCATATAAACCATCATGAGTCTGGATAGTAATCATTTCATTAAAGGAATATGAAATACCATGGGATTGAAGTAAAAATAAACTACGATCAGGAACAGAAGCAAATGGGATTTTTTTATTAAACATATAGTCTTCACCAAGTTTATTACGTCTCCATTCATCTGTTTGAGGGATATAAGATTCATTTTCCTCATCACCCATTTTACCTAAATCATGGTTAAGAGCAGAAAATACTAGTTCTTCTTTAGTATAAGTAGATAAATCAGCACCCATCATACCCCATAATTCATGAAGATGAAGAGCACCTTTAATAACACGATTTACGTGATCTACGTAACCACCAGGAAAAGCATTATGATATTCTTTTTTAGGAGAAGCAGGCATTAAAATAAGTCTGTCCTCAAATTTTTCATAAAACTCAATTAATTTTTCTTTACGTGGGGATTGAATATGGTCTTTAATATAACCAATTAATTCAACCCAATTGGATTGGATTTGTTCCGCTGTTAATTGCATAACTATTAGTATTGATTAATTTCTCCGGGACCTAATGGTTCCTGTTGAACGAATGCTTTAGTTTCTTGGATTAATTCTCTTACTTCTTGGAGTACCTCCTCAAATTGTTCTCTCGAACCTTGGCGACTTAGGATAAAATGTAATTTCTCAATCCCACCCTCGGCTCGTTCCAACCGTCTCATCATTATTTCTCTATTCTTCATATTTTCTTATTTTTCTAAACTCTCGTATCCCCAATATACAAATAAGAAATGGTGACGCCAAGCTTACTTTAAGATACTTTCAAGGAAATCTTGAATCTTTTTAAGATGCGCACATTTTTCGTATTCTTCCAATTCCTGGAAGTATAATATTACTACTTTAGTATAGGTAAGTAATATTTCGTCTGCGTAATGTGTTAAAGCGTTTTGATGTAGTGTCTCTTTAATATCGATTTTATTAATCCAATACCAAGCTCTATTATACATTATAAATTCACCGGCATTCTCTACATCATTCATATCTAATTCACCGTCTAAGTCTTTAAATGAATTAAGTACTTTAGCGTTGAATACTTTATGATTATAAATAAGTTTTTTGAACATTCCAACCCAAAACATAGGGTGTTGTTTGTAATCTTCTAATAGATAAGACATATCCTGATTGCTATCAGAATCGTGTTTAGGATTTTTGTCCTCACCACCAAATAATCCAAATATTTTATTTACATCCACGTGCATAAATATGCAATATAACTAATACTATAGCGTTTATAATAACATTTAATACCCAGATCACGGAGTTGTGCGCTGGTTTGTCTAATATAACTATATACAAAGAGCCGACTAATGCCGGCTCTCTATAAAATATTTAATATTTAATTACTTAATATCGCTAGATTCAATAAGTGTATAAGTAAATGATTTACCATGAATAGCAGCTGATTTTCTAGCTAATACCATAAATGCATCAAAGTCAGCAGACTTTTTAAACACTTGACATCCTTCAGACCAGTTTTCTACGTAAGTAGAATCTGCACCTGCTTTATGGATATTAATACCAAAGATACCTTCTGCAATTTTAGACTCATCATAAGTCATATCTTTATTAGCATCACGATATACTTTAACTGGTTTTTGTTGTTTTAAAGCTTCATATTTTCCTTGGTGTAAACCTAAAGTATGTGAACCTCTATATTGACCTTCAACTAAACGAGCCACACCAGCAGCATTGTGAAATTCTTTAACACCTTTAGTTCCTGGATCAGTAGTACAAGTCCATTGATGAAATTTCCATACACCACCTTCTTTATAAGATACAGTCATTGTATCATCAAATACGTTTGTAACTTTGTTACCGGTTGCAGAGTTTCTAACTCCAACAATGTTTAAGTCGAAGTCTTTTGCACCTTCAAACCATACATACCCTTTGCCTTTAACGGCACCTTCAATTTGTTCTCTTGTGTAAGCCATAATAATTATTCTTCTATGTTATCTTTATCTTCTTCGTGTTTGTCTTTTTTGTTCATAAATTTATCGACTGAAGCGATACCAAATGAACCTAAAATAATTACCATAAATCCATCAAAGATGAACTCGTTAAGTACTAAAGCTGTACCCATGTAACCTGTAACTAGGTCTACAATAAGAGCAATTACTAGCATAAAGAATGCGATAAATCCTACAACGGCTTTTTCGTTGATTGAGTTGTTGTCATCGAATAATGACTTGAAAAATTGTTTCATGTTTGTTTGTTTTTAGTTTTTTTAGTTTAACAAACACAACTAATTAAATGGAACGTTTATTGATAAATATTAAAGAGATTTTGAAGCGCTCTTTAAAGAAGTTTGTAGTGCTTTTGAAAATGCTTTTTTATTTAAAGGTACTTCTCCACCTTCTACGTTTAAAAACATAGCAAATACAAATGTTTTTTTAATACCTGTCCCTTTATAAGATATACCTTCTTTTACAATTTCAGTCTCAATGATATAGTCTTTTTTTAACCATTGAACACCCATTATATTTACAATTTCTTGAGGTGATTCAATTTTATTGATAAATACTTCTACTTTTATACCTCCAGAATCACAAACAATAATACCTTTGTTTGATAAAATTTCTTCTACCTCTTCTTTAACACCGAAGGTAATATCTCTATCACCAACAGTTTGTATTTTAGTTTGATTAATAGGAGGAGCTACATAAGTACAATTAGGTCCTGATAATAACATAATAATTGGGGTTACAATTTCTAATAACATATTAATAAGTTTTATTCAAAGTGAAAATATCCGAATATATAGAATTATTAACATTAGCGGCACCCCATTGAGCGGTAACTGTTAAAGTATTTTGAATTGTTGTATTAAACCCAGTAGATGTTTCTGTACTAAATAGTTCACCTTCAAAATTTGTAGAAGCATCTTTAATATAAGTGAAATTTCCCCCTGTTACAATAGAAGCTACTCCTGATCCTCCTAATGTTCTAACTGTAAAATATAATTCTAATTTATAGTGTTGATTAGTAGTTCCAGCTAAAGTAAGAATACCAGTATCAGCTAATAATATACTATTAGCTTTAACTCTAATACGTAATGTATTATTATTTTGAGCAGAAATATGACCTGTTGATATAGCATAAAATGAATCTCCAATTGAAAATCCATTTGCAGGAACTGAAAGAGTACCTACTCCTGTTGAAATTAAACTGGTTTCAGTTGTAGTATTTGTAATAGGAGTACTAGAAACTGTTTGGGTAAAAAGTCCGTAATTATTTCCAGGAGCATATAGTATTGAACTATAAGTAGCTTGTTTAGTAACATTGTCTTGTACAACAGGAAACACATTATTTGGTTGTAAAGCACTAGCTGAGGGCAGTTGGTCTATAGGTAAATCTGGCATATTTTTAAAAGTTTAATATTATTTTTGATCCGTCTTGTTGTAGTAAATAGTAACCATCTTCTTGAAGTAAGTTAGCAGGATAATCATAAACACTACAAGTATATAATGTAATATATTTCTCACTTCCACTTATCCATCCTAAAGCTGTGTTAATATAAGTAAATGGAATTTGTCCTCTTCTATCAGGAAGTCTATTTATTGTATCTACTGTATCTGTTGAACCTGTAGTTGCAGTAACATAAAATAAAGGTGTTGCTGAACTTGAAGGTTCATAACTTTGTGTATATGAATCTGTTATAAATGTATATCCATTTATAGCACAAACTTCATAACCCCAAGTCAAAGCAAAAGAACCAGAACCCACAAAAGAAGCTGTAGCATAGGAAACATTCCCTACATCAACAGTTCCCGAAGTTGCGGTACTAAGATTTAAATTAAATGAGGTTAAATTAGACATTTTTATTATAAATATTAATAAGATATAGAACCAGAATATCCAGGAGCAATAAGATAATAATTTAAAGTTCCACCTGAGGTTAATGTAGAAGTAGTAATAGATGAAACACCAGGATAAGTAACTCTAACGTTACCTGATGTTGCTTTTATAGAATTATATTCAGATACAGTAAATAATCTAGCATCTACAATACCATCCCAACTTGTAAATCTCCCTGCTTTTCTAGCAAATAAATAATATTCATCAGCAATATTAAGTCTACTATCATTATTTAAATCAAACATATGATATGAAAGACCATTAACTGTGGTTTTACCTAATAAAATATTAGCAATTGCTAAACCATCATTATTTGTTAAAGATTGAGTAACTGAAGGTACATCAAGTTGAATATAATATTCTTTAGAAGGATCATAAGCTTCTGAAATAGAGTAATATCCCGATGAGTTAGTATAAACAGTTTTATAATAAGTCCAAGAAGAAGTTGTAACAAGATAATCAAATTCTAATACATAAGGTAATGATACTGCATTTGGTAAATCATTCCATTTTCCCCCACCAACAAATTGTACATAATCTTCATTACCAGCATTATTTGGTTCTCCACCATTCCAAGAAGTATATGAGTAAGTTTCTCCAGTAACCCATTTCCATGTGCCTTCTGTTACCTCATCCGTTAATCCAATCCATCCTGAAGGCCATAAATTATATAAAAAATTATTTTCTGCTGAAGTGGTTACTGTTACTAAGTGTCCTCCCATAGCATCACAGTTTGCTTTTGCTTGAGTCCAATAAGCAGATCCTGTAGAGCGATAATATGAGTGTCCGTTATAATTGTTTTGAGATGTAAATCCTGTAATAGTTGAGTTTGTTCTTCTATATAATTTTATAGGAACATTTACAGCACCAGACCCATTTGCATTGTAAATATATCCACTATAAGTGAATTGAGCAAATAAATCTGTTGTAAAAAATAATAATATGATAAATAACCACCTCATAATACTAATTTTGCACCCATTAAAATTTGATAGTTAACTACATTTTGACCAGCCATATAAGTAGTACCTCCTGTTAACCCCATACCAAACGTCTTTGTTAGTCTATAGTTGAAGTTAAAGAACGGTACGATAATTGGTGTGGATTTGAACCAATCTGTCGTATAATACTTAGTAAACGGTGAATATACGCAAGCAACAATTATAGTAGCATCCAGTTTTTTAGCTAATTTACCTTTATACATAAAACCACTAATCGCTAATCCAGTTGCAAGTTCTTCACCAAATAATTTACCATAAGAACCAGCAGCACCATAT